TCGCTCTGGCAACTCGCTGTACACGTCAGACCTAAAGATGGTCTCTCGGCTAATTCCGCGCTCACCTAGACCATAAACCGTCCAGTAGTACTCGTCAGTATCTCTGAGCCTTTCAATCTCGTCTATGGTCTCCTGATTAAGAAACGGGTTGTCTAGGTACGTGGACTTGTAAAACGAAGCATCGTCGCGTGGAATTACGTGGTCATATATCCAGTGGTATTCATCAGACGGGTTGTAGTCCAGAATCATAGAAACGCCTTGGAAGTCATTGGAGGTACGCAAAGCTAACTGCCTGTACGATTCGAGGTCTAGCTCGTTGGCTTCGTTGATGAAACAGAACTGTCGTTTCGCTCCTCGTATCTTTTGAGGCTGGTCAATGGAAATAAACTCCCACGTATTTCCAAATAGGCTGTACGTGTTCTCGGTCTTGTTGTGGTTGCGTTCGTCGTACCAATCCTCTCTGTCTAAGATGAAGAAGAAGTCCCGCATCACAGACGCACGCAAAGAGGGGAATGACTTCCGTACTACGGTGATGAGGTAGCCTGCATTTGGATTGCGATAGCACCACTCGCATAGCAGTGTAATAGTTGAGAAAGTCTTGCCACTACGAGTGCCACCTTGCAGTACGGCAATCCTCGTCTTGCAGTGCAATAAATCGTAATATGCTTTGGCTTGACGCATCTAAACAAAAATAGGGCTTTCGCCCTACTTTCTACAGTTTCACTATGTACTCTGGTGGAAGCTGTTTGGCACAAGTGCTGCCGATTGTGAACATCCCCGTGTAACCTGCCTCATCGTTAATGTCTGGGTCATTTGGGTGGATGATGTCCCCGCCTCCGTATGTGTGAACCCAGAGCGACTCGTCTGTTTCTCTACCGCACATACAGCACTGGTTGCTTTCGAGGTAGTCCGTGTCCATCTTCTTTGCAAATGTTTTCATTTCGTTTGGTGTTTAAATCTGTACAAATATACACATCTTCCACAAACAAGCAAACATTCTACATATTTTTTTAATCAATCAAAAGGTGTGTCGTAAATAAATACAGGTGCGTTATCGCCTGATGGAATGCCTCCAATGATGTTGTAACTAAAGTGTTCTAACGCTGTCTCCTCGTCCATACCTTCTTTCATTAACTTCAATATTATCCGAGATGTACTGTATACCGCACGAGTACTGTAACCTACTGTATAGGTCAAGACGCAATCATCAAAGCCGTCGGCTAAGAGGCATTCGTTTTCTACTAGGATGTTTTTCAGTTCTTCATTCATCAATTAAGTTGTTTGATTCGCCCTCACGTTCCAGCACCTCATCAAACCAAGATGGTGGCTTGACTGCTTCGTCAAACTTAATCTCGGTCTCTTGTTGCTTAGGCATAAAGTATGGCATCAGACTGCTTAGAGCTTTGAGGTATTTCTCGTCGCTGTTCTCTCGCAAGACGGCAAGTGAATCTTGGATGTTTTCCATCTCGCCTTCCATTACCTGCACAAACAACTCACGAGCCGCTGACCCTACTTTGTCTTTAGAACCCTTGGGTCGTCCAGTTGGATTTCCGCTTTTCCCTTTTACAAATGTCATTTGCTTGTTTTTGCTTGTTCTTTACAACTCAATTTGACTTTTTAGGTATTCGATAATGGCATCCGTCTTTTGCTTGTAGAAGGTTTTAAACTCCCCTCGTTTACCTTGTGACTCCCAAACCTTGTATATGACATTGCGTAGCCTCTGGCTTTGCGTCTTTGGTTGGTCATATAGGTCGAGGTCAATTGATTCTAACTCTTCTAGTTCGGATTCCTCCATCGTCTCCCCTGCTTTGAAATATAAGATTCCATAAGTGTCGGTCAGTTCGTCGATGGTCATCACTTCGCTACTCGTCTTTTCTTGAGTTACAAAGCGTAGGCTTACCGTCTTGTCTTTCCGTCGTTGGTAGCCATCGAGGATGCCAGCCGTTATGATTCGCACGACGCTTCGTATACCTGTTGCAATTTGACCAGACGTTCTTTGAGGCAGCTACCGCATCGAGTGAAGCGTGCTTTGAACTTGTACAGGTCACGGTACATATCGTTTACCGCTTTTTGTGTTACTGCTGTCAGCACACCTTTGTCTGCTTCTGGTTTAATGATGTCTTCGTACACCTTCTTTTGGTGTGCGTTCATCGTAGTGGCATATGGAAAGCGTTTGTTCAGCCATTCCTTACGCTCTTGGCAACCGCAATCGTCAGTGATAGCTTCAACTATCTCCTTTATTCCCGTTGCTTCTGCTATCTTTTCGATTGTATCTCCCAGACCCTTGGACTTTTTCGATGTTCGCTTTGATGTAGTCCTTGGTTTTTTGGAGACTGACTTGGATTGTTTTTCTACTGATTCCTGTGGCATCGGTTAGTGTGTTTATGCTGTGATTATGCAGGTAATATACCTTGAAAATTTCGGCATCGAACCAATACAAATCGTCCAGCAGATGTTCTACGTTCTCCAGTTGTTCTTTGTAGTCCATCTCCTTGTAGCTGTCGGGCATCGTACCCAAAGCATTGAGGGGATATTCGAAAGTCAGATGCTCTTGCCATTTCTTGTACTTGTAGTAAAAGCGTGTGGTCTTGGAGAAGTTGCAGATTTTAATCCATCTAATGATGTACCAAAGCAACTCGCCCCGCTCGCACATCGCCTCGTACTTGTCGTCTTCGCGTTCGAAGATAGTCAAGGCTATGTCATTCACCAAGTCTTCAGCGTATTTAGATTCTATATATATGCTGGAGATTGTGATTATTTCTTTGTAGTTCTCCGACCAAAATTTATGTATGCAGGTCACAGTCGTGGGTTAGCTTCTTAAAGAATTGAGTTAGCTCGCGTAACTCTGGCGTGGTGAACTTGCGTAATGCATTACTCTCGGCAATAATACGTTCGGCTGTGCCTTCTCCGTACACTTGGTTGAGACGGTTGCCGAACTCGTAGTTCCTGCCACCCATCACCAAATTGCAACCTCCGCATTGTGGCTTACAATTTAGCGTAACTACCTTACCGTCTATCTCCTCGTAATGCCATCGCGTGCTGTACTTGTTGCGTGTCTGGAAATGTCCTGCCTGCATCCCTTCTTTTTCCCAGTACGTTTTTTTGCCGCACGTCCAGCAAGCTACCATACCGTATTCATCGGCGTGGCTTTTACGGACGTATATGCTGTACGCTGCGTCCAGTGCCTTGACTGCTTTTGTTCGCTCGCTCACGCTTTACAATATAAGAAAAGGAGGCATAAGCCTCCCTTTCCGTTCAACCCAAAAAGAATGAAAACTACCTAATGAACCAAAGCGATAGTGCTGCAATCTAATTCGTTTTTTGCGTTTCTGCAAGCGTAGGGTCATATTCTGCATATGCGTCGAGGTGGTCGCGGAGTCTGCTTCCGATGCCTTTGCCTTTCGCCTTGGGACTGTCTTTTACCAATTGCGCTAGATTTAACGGTTCAAGTTTCTCCTCCGTGTATTTACGGTATTGGTCTTTTTCTGCCTGTCGTTTGGCTTCCATAATATCCGTGCGTACCTCACCTTCATAACGCCGTAAGCATTCGAGGATTTCTGCCGACTTAAGACGCTCGTACAGCTTCCCGAATTTGCCCATACGAATCATATCAAAACAGACTTTGATTTCTTCAAGCGTAATCGTAGGGTGTTCTTCGATGATTGCGCGACACGTAAACCGCATCTCTTCGTCACTGCTCAACGTCTTCTTCGCATCTATGTCTTTGCATAGCCTACCTACTTCCGACATAATCCATCCACGGCATACAGCGGGATGAGTCTTTAAGGCTACTTGTATGTTCGTGCCTTTTGTCCAAGCCTCAGCGGGCGTTATCAGCCCCACCTTGTCCTCTTTATCCGTTAACAACAAAGTCGTTGATTCCGTCAACGCTAAAGTTTTCTCCTTTGAATCCATTTTTTTCCTTTTTAAAATCATTGCTTCTTCGAACCCACAATCTAGCACAGGCTTTCCAATCTTTCAAGGGTTTGTTCTTGCCCTGCACCCAGCCGTTCGCGGAATAGTAATCATAGAACGCTATCGCTTGGTCTTTGGCGTTGCCTGCGGGCATAATCTCAAAGAAATAGTCCTCGCATTCTTCAAAGTTTTTTGGCGTGCGTTTACTATCTATTGTTTTCTTAGATTGTTTTATTATATTGTTCTTATTAGGTAGACAAATTGGCGAGGCAGAGTCGCCATATTGTCTAGGCAGACTAGACAAATTGTCTACCCTGACTGGACACAGGTGTCTAGTCCGACCGTTTGAAGTCACCGTAACCAACCCAGCTTCTTTGAGTCTACCGACTGCTCGACTGATGGTTCGTTCACTCACTCCGTACTCTTCTGCTATCGTATCGTTCGACTTAAAGAACGTATGTTCATTCCAGTTAAACGAGTCGATGTCACCCCATAGAATTTTGTCTACGGGTTGAAGTAAGGGATGTTCGAGGATTTCCCTTGGAATCCATATTCCTTTAAATTGCCTCATAGATTACTTCGATTTGAAAGTACGTGCTGTTACTAAAGAGTTCGGCTTCCATAATGGATGCAGTCCACTGATAGTTGCCGTCGTCATCGCGATACAAGTACACGTACCGTTCCATTAATACTTCGTTTCCTTTGTTTTTTGGTTCAACACCAACTTGCATTGATTGAGCATTTCGGTGAGTTTAGCACACTTTGCTCCGTCCGAAGCTACGATTAACGCAAGCAAATGCCTACGGTAATATCGTAACTCCGAAACGGTGCATCGTGACCAATCCTTAAATTCCATACTGCTGCAACTCGGACATACGTAAAGCTACCATATTTGCCCACTCTACCCTGTCCACGTCCGTATGCTTTATGATTTCGTCAGTGAAGTCGATAAAGCGATGTGGAGTCTTGTTGTAGTACCTGTTGCTCGTTTGACGTTTCCACCCCAGCTTTTTGTTCATATGCTCGAACGTGCCGAAATGGTAGTCGATAAATGTTTTAAGTGTCATTTTTTCTTCTGTTTTTTTTGCCATTGTTCCCAATACGCAGGGTAATCTTTTTCGTGTTGTACCGCTGTCTTCGTAGGAAACAAAAATTTCTCTCCATCGTTGCCGTCAACCAAGGTATACCCCAATTGAAATACCAGTGTAGATACCTTATCCTTATTCATTTGCTGGCGCATATACGGTTGACGCTTTAGCCATAACAAAAAGTTATTTACTCCCTCGTGGTACTCCTTTTCCGAAGGTGCAAGTTTTGGAGTGGTCAGAAACTGGTTCATCTTCTATGTTTTCAATTAATTTGATAAAATCAGATAGTTTGCGCGGGGAGACAAAAAACTCGTTTGAGTGCATATATTTTGTTTTTATCGTTATACCTAGGTCAAGCGTAACTATTGATTCGGGAGTTATTGGTTTGCCTGCTTCCGCAGTTCCTCCTTCTATGTCTAACCAGAATGCTTTTTGATTCATTAGAATGGCGTTTTTTGTTCAAGTGTATCCTCGGTCAAGGTGTCGCGTAGATGCAGCATCATACGAGCCGCCTGCTTAATCTCCTGCTCGTTGAATTGTGAAGCGTGCGTAGTAGCGTGAGCAAGGTATTCCATCGCAGCATTGATTGCCCACTGACGACTGATACGTTCGTCTTTCTCAGCCCAGTACGCTTCTTTATTTCCACCGCTTTGACCTTCAGCCTTGACCTTTTTAATCTTCAGTTTTGTACCCCATTTATTGGACTGTACTTCTACCTCTACCTCATCGCCAACGGCATAAGGTGGGGCTTCTGGTGACGTGCTAGACGCTGTTCCTTCCGTTCCGTTTTCCAGCTTTACCCAGAAGTCGTAAAAGTTCTTTCCGTTCCACGTCCAAGGGTTGTTGTCGGTCTTTTCAATTGATGCAATCTTAGTATTCATCTCTATGGATTTTTAATGGTTTGTAGATTTTGATTAGTCCCCAAAGGTATCGTTTCACTGTGTACACTTTGAGTGGTGGTTCAGGCTTCGTTTCGATAATCACGCATTCGCTGAGTATCTTATCTATGGCATCTTGAGAGACGGGAGGCAAGCCTAGTTCTTCCCGCCACGCAAGCCATTTATTGAGCTGTGTCTTGTCCATCTCGCTTCTTTTTCATTTTTTCCGAATGTTCCGTAAGGCAGTAGTACAGCGTGAAGTAAATCCAACCCGATTGCTTCAACGCTATCTCTAACTCGTCTTTTGATAAATCAGACACAAACGATTTATCACCACCGCTTGCGCCCTTTGTGCAAGCAAATGAACGGTAGCCTTTGTCAATGAAGTATTCGGGATTGAACCATACTTCATCATCATCGCACGGAGTCCAAATCTTAGCGTTGTACGTTTCGTACACAGTGCCACTCGTAGCACCAGTGACCCACGTTTCTTCTTGACTATACTGCATAACCCAAATCGTTTTTTACGTTAGATGAAATTTTGTGGCGTTTCTCATATGCCTTCCCACGCAAAGCAGGTTCTTCTTCTTGCAACTTTGCTCGCATACGTCGGATGCTTTCTGAATTCGTCAGTTGTCCAGAAGCAAGCATATGTAGGAAATCCATAGCCGTAGCTTCCGTGGTTTTTACGTTGTGACGACGCAGTTCTATATTCCACACGTTTGCCAGTAGGCGATAGTCGTTATCCCGCAGTTCGGGATACTGAATCAGTAGTCGTCTGACTACTTCTTTTGCTTTGTTGATTTTCATCTCTTTGATAGTTTGAATGAATTTGTACGCAAATATAGTAAACATTTACATACATCCAAGACTTGCGTAAAAAATGCGTGGATTTTGCGTGTTTACGGGAATTTTACGGGT